AATTTATTTAAACCGTTAGCACTTGACATTATTGCTTCAGCGCGTTGCGTTAAACTTTCAATCTGACTTTTAATTTCTTCTTTGTCATTGCTGCAATAGTAACCGTTTGACGTTGCTATTAGCGGCAAAATACCTTCTGCCCTTATAAAGTTAACAATTTTTCGCAACCTAACTTCAGAAAAATTTGACTTTAAACCCAATGTTTCACGTTTGCCATTGATTGCCTGTACTATTTCAGGCGCTTTAATTGGATTGTCTTTGGTCTTTGTGCTAAATCCTTTTATTAGAATTGGAACTAACTTTTTTTCTTCTTCGGTCATTTCCCTTGTTAGGAATTCAAAGTTTGTTATCATTGTTATAAGCTTTTAAATATCCCCGCCCGTTTACATAACCGAACACCCCTGTTTGATAATGATTGTTGAATTTGGACGGGGACAATGTTATTGGTCTGCCAATGCTAAGGTAAGCATTTTTAATTGTTTTATTTCCTGTTCTTTTATTGCAAGTTCTTTTTCAAGGCGTTGAATTTTAGCGACCAATTCGCCAATTTCAATTTCCATTAAAGTCGTCTGTTTTAGTTCGTAATAATTAGCCATAAAGTTGTTTTTAAAAAGCCGCCCAAAGTTTCCCCAATTACTATATTTTGTTATTAAATATTTAATTCTTCAGGCGGCGTAAGTTTAAATTCGGTTTATTTTATCCTGTTCAATTTGATTGTCTGCCTGTTCGTCTTCTTCGTCTTCTTCTTCCCAATCGCAATGGTCTAAACAGTCAGGACAAATGCCAATTTCAGGCATTGTTGTATGTGCGCCGCAGCAAGTTGAATAAGGCATAAATTATAAGTTTTCAATTAAAGCGGTTAACAATAAAGCAGCCGTAATAATCGCAAAGAACCAACCCATACCCAACGATTCTTTTGCGTATTGCTTTTGACGTTCTGCTAATAATTCCAAATGTTTTTCTTGCGGTGTTTTTAATTTGTTTGCCATAATAAAAGGTTTTTAAAATGTGCGTTTAGCAGTCGCACCCCTGCGGGGGTTATTATGCGTTGTAAGTTGTTATGATTGCTTTTTGTAAATCTTCAACAAAGATTCCGTTTAATTCAAAAACTTTTACTTCGTTAATACCTTTCAAAGTGTATGCTTTCACATTGTATAAATCGTTTACCAAAGTAACGTCAACAAATCTGTTTCTGTTACATACTAACTTTGTAAAGTTTTTTCCGTTAACTTGGAATTTTAAACCGATTGTCATTTGCGTTGTTAAAGTTGTCATTGTTATTTGCTTTTGTTAACACAAATATACATCTTGTAAACAACATCTTCCAAATATTATTCAAAGTTTTTTTGAAAATTGTGATGAACGGTAAATAATGATGATGAACGGTAAATGAAGCGATTAAATCAATTATTCGGCTCAAAAGTTGCCTTAAAGTGAAACATTAAGCAAAGGCATAACGTCCTGAACCGCGTTTTATATTGTGATTCTGCCAAGCTAAAGCCAAAGCCATAACACAGTCGTCGTGAAATCCTGACGGCGCTGAATACCTAACCCCGTGCGAAGTAAATTGATATTCAAACACGTCTAATTCGTCCACAATAACCCCTTCAGGATAACCAATGCGCCCTTGCTGAATGGCTGACGCTAAACCTTCCATTAATTGCTGCTTTGATTGACTTGTAAACTTTAAACCTTCTATATTTACCCCTTCGCGCATTAAGTCTTCCAATATCGGGTCGCCAACACCTGTGGAATCCAAAATTATAGGCGCAGGCGGCAACCTTTTTATTGTTTCTTTGGTATTGTGCCAATCCAATTGAAAGCGGTCAAAATAAGCCACATTTCCGGCATTATCCAAACCGACGATAACCGTAAAGTCAACAGACTTCGCAAGGTCAATCCCGTAACAAACAATCGGTTGTGCTGAAATAGGTTTTACGCAGCGTTTAATAAATGCGTTCCCAAAAGGGTTGGCGCTATTTTCTGCGGGGTCTGCTAAATATTCCTGATTAAATACAACTTCCGGCAATTGAATACGTGCTTCGTCAATTTCGCGGGGGTTTATGTGCGGGTTGTCGTACGTACTGAATTTGAAGCTTTGCCAATCGTTTTCGCCTTGCTTCATAAACAGGGAATAAAAAAAGTTCTTACCGCGTGGCGTTGAAAGGAAAACCGCACGCCCTTCGTAATCTGTCAGCGTTGGGCGAATGCTATTATTCCAACCTTCTTCCAAGTCTGAAATAAAAGCTGCTTCGTCTATAATTACCAAATGAAATTTGCGACCGCGTAAATTGTCTAATCGTTCCCCTGTAAAGAATTCAATTGAACCTTCGTTGGGACAATAGATTTTAAGCTTTTGAATATTGTTCTTGAATGGCAATACTTTGGTCAGGCGTTCAAAAAATACCTGCGCCAATTTATACGTTGGGGTTATGTATGCAACCTGCCCGCCGTTTAATGCTTCTTTGATTATTAGTATTTGCGACAATTCAGACTTCCCGAAACGACGTCCGCACATAACGACAACAAAACGCCTTTCAGCATTTAATATCTGTTGTTGGTTAATATGTGGCGTTGGTAATTCTATTCGCATAATTATTTTACTTCTTCGTAAGTCCTTTCAAATATTTCAGGTTTGCAAGGGTATAATTCCCCTTGTATTCCTTTAATAATCCAATCAAGGTTTGAAGCAATGTGTTGACCTTCTAAAGTAGGTATAACAATTGTGCATTCTTTTGTAACGGGAAATGTAACCCCGTGAATTGTAATAAAAGGCGGGATTTTTTTACTATCCCAAATAACAAATTGTTCAGCCTCAATAATTACAGGCTTTTTTCTAAATTTTTTCATAGGTTTTGTTTTAAAGTATCGTTTTGCCGTCAACAAATACAACTTCAATTCGTGAATCCTGTTGTACATCAACCTGTTCTTTTGGTTTGCCATATACGCGTGACAAAAGCGTGTCCATTGAATAAAGACTTCCATTATTCATTGACTTTATGATTGCCTTTGCAACTGTTTTTTCAAGTACAGTCGCTTCAGGATTCTTTGCCACGTTTTCCAATTCTTTTTCATTCATTGACATTAACACCTGAATTGAATCGTTTATTTCGGCTAATTTGTAACCCTGTTCTTTTAGCATACTGACGTACTTGCGCGGGCGTCCGTTCGGGTTTGCCGTTTCGCCTTTCTGCAATACGTTTAAAACGCCACCGTGTGCCTGTTTAACTGCTTTTGCCATTGAAATACCTTTGTTTTATCTGCCTTGACCTTTGTACGCTTTTGGTCTTGGCGTGTGTTTATTATAGGATTTTTTTGCGTGTCCGCACTTTCTTTTTCCGAATGATACTTTGCGACTGTCTGACTTAACCTTTGCCATTTATTGCCTTATTGTGTTTATCTTTTAAAAAATCAATCTGTTCTTTAATATCCCCGTACTTTAAGTGACACGTTCGGCAAAGCGCCTGTAAATTTTCAATAACGTCTGCCTTTTTCGTTCCGCCCATTCCCCGCGCTTCTATATGGTGTATGTCAACTGCCTTTTGTCCGCATACTTCGCAACCAATAAAATCTTCTATTCCGTAGCCAAAGTAATCTAAATAAACTTTAATGTGTTTCTTCAAATTTGGTAGTTTTAATGCCCAATTCTTTTAATTGGTTTATAACGTCCGGATTGTTGTCGTTGTGTTCTTTAATGTTTAAACTTTGAATCTTTTGAATCTTTGCTTTATTTGAACCTGTGGCAAATACCCTGCTTAATGGAATGTTTAGTTCTTTTGCCCTGCTAATCATTGCGTCTTTGTCGCCACGTGCTGAAATAATATAAACTGTTTTACCAACTGCAATGTCGCGTTTGGCTTTTGCCATTCCTTTTGCGGTTGTTAATGTTTCGTCGTAATCGTAACTAACTTTCTGTGCTGCGTATGCGCCTGAAGCTAATATTGCCTGCCATACTTCAGTTGCTTTTTCTTGCGTATCGTATATACACGAACCGTTGCCAATTCTGTATTTCCCGTTTGAACATTTAATTACCGGCATTGCCTATTACTTTTTTATAAATAGCGAATCGGTGTTTATTTACTTCGTGTAAATTGAAGTTCTTATTGCAGTAATCATACAACGCGAT